ATTCCAATAGAGGGAATAAGTGCTGCGATCATAGGTAGTGCGCTAGGAGGAGATGTGCCTTGGGACGGTAAAATAAAAGTAAATGAGAACTTAGGTAAGTTAATACTATCTCATAGAAAACAAGTGGATTTAAGTGAAGGTAGTATAGAGGTTGATACTTATGATGTTCCTAAATATGAATTTAGTGATGTGATTATAAAAAATGATTTAAAACGAAAATTTGTATTTGGAAATATAACTGAGAATGTAGAAGTGGAGGAGAAAAATGAAAGGTAAGACAATAATAGAATTAACAGATGTTAAAACAAAAAAGAAAGAGGTTTTAAAAGATGATAACCTCGTAACAGATGTTTTAGAAAAGATTCTAACATTAAATCCGAATGGACTACTTACAAATATCAATAAAGATACCTTTTATCCAATAGTTGAAAAAATAGTAGGAGGAATCTTGTTATTTAAAGATAAAATAACAGAAGATAAAAATACTAGCTTTATAAGTACAAGTAATGAATGTATTGGATATGCTGGACAAGTAGAAGGAGTTCAGGAAAATCCACTGCAAGGTAGTTTTAATAAGCAAGAATCAAAAGCAACGTCAAATGGTTATAAGTTTGTTTGGGATTTTGGAACATCAAAAGCAAATGGTAAAATATCGAGTGTTTGTTTAACTAATGCCAAAGCAGGAGGTGGTTATTTTGGAACAAAGAGTAATGGTGAGACAAATCGTATAAGACTAGGTGAAGATAAATATCTTATTAAGGATACAGATACTGAGATGAAGAAAAAATATGTTAATGTAGTAGAAGCTAACTTCGAAGAAAATTATATAGTATCAATAGTTCCTGAAAGTGATCATCTTAGAATAATAAAATCAAGAGAACCACTGCTTAACTTTAGATTAGATGATTCATTATCATTTTTAAATGAGAAGAATATAACAGAAACAAAAATAAAGTATAAGAAATCTTACGGGACATATGGAGTGTGTATTTATGTGGACGAACAGAATTATTATTTATTGAAAACTAGTACTAGCGGAGGAAATACCAATGTAACTAAGTTGAAAATAAACAAAGCAAATAATTCTATTGAAGAAACTGAATTCACATTAGAAAATGTGAAAATAGAAAATATAGGTTCATATTCATTAGACTATGATTACTATAGAACTATTAAATCTGTATTGAGAGGAGGGTATGTATATGCAGTTAGCACAGATGAAAAATATGTTGTGAAGTTTGCGATAAATAATCCAGTAGATGTAACTAAAATAGAACCCAAGTTTACTTTAAAAACAGGATCAGTATCAAGTCACACAACAGGATGTGGAATGTATATATTAGGAGATATGATAATAGGGACTAACTTTACTATTGATAAAAATGATAAAGTTACAGAAATAGCACAAAGCGATTTATCAACAATAGAATGCATTCCATTAAGTTATGGTCCATTTTTACTTGGATATTTTGCGAACGGAGAAAGCTCAGGGGATAAGTATTTAAGAAAAGTTTTATACTTAATTACACCATACTCAGCAACAATAAATAATTTATCGAAGACAGTAGAAAAAACGGCGGATAAAACAATGAAAATTACATATTATTTAACGGGAGGTAAATAAAATGAATACATTATTAAATTATAAACTTATAATCTCAAGTATAGGTGGTGTTCTAGGAGTATTTCTAGGAGGTATGGACGGACTTATCTATGCACTTTTAGCATTTTCAGTAATAGACTATGTAACTGGAATAATGTGTGCAATTGATAAAAAAGAACTATCTAGTTCAGTTGGTTTTAAGGGAATAGCTAGAAAAATTATTATTTTCTCATTAGTTGGGGTAGCTAATATACTAGATGTTTATATTCTAGGTCATGTAGGAGTATTAAGAGCAGCAGTAATATTTTTCTACCTATCTAATGAAGGTATTTCTATACTAGAAAATACTTCAAAATTAGGACTACCAGTACCTGAGAAACTACAAAACATTTTACAACAATTAAACAAGGAGGAAAAATAAGATGGTACAAATAATAAATGAAACACTAATGAACGCAGGTCAACTTGACAGCATAGACTTTGTAGTAATTCATAATGATGCAGGAAGTATGACACCTGAACAATATGTGGAATGGTTAAGATATCGAGATAAAGCACTGGGAATAGCTCACTATTATTGTAATCGATATAGTATCGCAAGAGTAATAGATACATACAATATTGGATATCACACTGGTGAGTGGTGGAGTAATACCCACTCGATAGGTTATGAGGTATGTGAGAGTATGAAAGTCTCAGATGAGGACTTTTTAGCAAATGAAGATATGGCATTAATGCAGGCTACAGAAGACTTGATTTATTATGGTCTGCCAATTAATAAACAAACGGTAAGACTTCATCATGAATTTAGTCCAACTAGTTGTCCTCATCGTAGTTTAGCTTTACATGGTGGAACAACTGATAGTGTTAAAACTTACTTTGTAGAACGTATGAATTACTTTGCGACTTTAGGAGAAACAGTTGATGAAATGTTAGGAAATACTAGTATCTCAGAACCAAGTACATCTACAAACTCAGTATCAACTGGTGATAAAAGCAATGAAGAAATTGCACGAGAAGTTATTTTAGGAGCATGGGGTAACGGAGAAGATAGAGTGAACAGATTAACTAATGCAGGATATAATGCAAGTGAGGTTCAAGAAGTAGTGAATAGATTACTGAATGGAAATTATACATCTAATAATTTAGATGAAATAGCCCAAGAAGTAATTCAAGGTAAGTGGGGTAATGGACAAGATCGAGTTAACAGACTGACTAATGCTGGATATAACTACAGTGAAGTTCAGCAAAAAGTGAATGAAATATTAGGATAAAATAAGAGCCTAGAGGAAAAGAAAATTTCTTCTAGGCTTTTTTAAAATTCCAAGGGAAATACTCACCTGTTTTATAATCTATTGTATACCTACATTGAATATTCCAAACGAAGTAAATTTTATTAATCGCATAGTCACTAGAAACTATAATCATAACTATAAATATAGGAATAATATCTTTTGGGTCTTTATATATTACACGACATTCATATAATATATAATTATTTTTATTAGTATCTAGATGGTCTATCATTTTTTTTTCTAAACACCACATTCCTCCTTTATTTTTCTTACCTGTATTAGCAAATTTAGTACTAATAAAGCCATTATAGTAGTAGTCAAGACATTGATTATCCGGATAAAACCTTTTTCCTCCTAATGATTTAGCTACAATATGGGCTTTATGATATATTCCTCTATTTTTTAGTTTTTTCCAATTAGGTAAGTTTTTTAGTTCCTCTCCATATTCTGAATCATTGAATGTGATTTTCTTTTTGATTACCAGTGTTTTATATCCTAATGGTGCATGATCTAATATTTCGCTTTTTTCATAATTTTCATCTTTTTTTAAATATTCTATTAACGAATTTTCGTTTAAGATTCCCACTTCCTTAAAATTCTTAGGATATTTTCTAACTAGATTTCTAATTTCAGGTTCAGATGAGAAATTTATTTTCTTGGCTTCCTCTATAAGTAAATCTATGTCTGTTAAATTAAGTTTATTTTCATTCATGATATTTTACCACCTTAATAATAATTTTATAAGAAAAATAGTAATTATTTATACCTTTATTATACTTTAACATAGATAATTTTAATAATAAAGTAGAATATAATGTGAATTTCACTCTAAAGGTTAAATTTTTCATAGTTTTCTTTACCTATGATGTAGAGAATAAAAACATCATAGGAGTGAAAAGTATGGAACTGAAAGATGAAATAAAAAAATTAAGAGAAAAAGGATTAGGTTATAAGAAAATAGCTGTATATTTAAATGTATCAGCCAATCCAGTTAAGTCAATAAAATTTAATATTTTCGTGTTCTAGCATGGCCTGTAATAGATTTTTTAGTCTACGATAGGTCTTTTTTTATTGCGAATATATTTTTTGTACAAATATCTATAATATGTTATAATCAATGTTTAAAAATTAACAAAAAAGGAGGATATTATGCAGAAATGCAGAAAAATTTTTATAGTACTATTTAGTGTATTTTATGTAATTTTTTCACCAGTAGCATCTGTTTTCGCTTTAGATAATAATCAAAGTACTAGTAATATAGAGAAATCAGATGAGAAAGAAAATAAAAATCAAATAAATTCACCGAATAATAGTGCTATCATTGGTTCAAAGAATGAACGAACCGAAAAACCAAAACAAGAAACAGAATCACCACCAGATTCAAAAGAACCAACTATTACTAACGTAACGGTCACGGGTGATTTTGACAAAGATGCAAAAGGTGTAGATTTTTTCAAAAAAATTCAAATTAATCTTATTGGAGAAAATTTAACAGATAATAATTTTCTAACAAAAGAAGGATTACATTGGTCAGATAAAACAACAGTAGAACTGATTAAAGGCGTAGAAAATGGTTTTATTAATAGTGAAACTTATTTAGGAAAACAAAACAATCCAACAACTTCAGTAAAAGCGTATAGTATGAATGTTGGAGATAGTGGTCGTATTAACTATGTAGGTAAAACAAAATCTGGAGTAGATTTAGATCTTATTTGGACAGTAACAGGAAATGATTCAGCAGATTGGAAGAAAAACTCTGGTTATTATAGCTCAAGTCGAGCAACTGGTCTAGCTTTTACTGGAGAACAAAGTATTCCAAATTCAACAGGAAACTCTATTGTTGTGTTATATACTGAAGCAAACACTTTAGGATTACATTATAAAATTGTAAAACATGGTACACTTGATGAACAACCAGTAATTCTTAGTTTTATTTCAACTGATATTGACGCAGCTCAAGGTGTTCAAACAGATTTAGCAAATATTGTAGAGTTAATTCCTAATGAATCTGGATTAAAGAAAAGCACAGATGGAGTTATTTATGATGCGACCCCAAAAATGATGGCTCTAAATGGCTCAAGTGATTTACCAAAAGGTGGGTATTTAGGTGCAGGTTTTTTATCTAGTTTTAATTATACATTTTATTCACCTGCTCCACCAAGATTTAATAATTCATATGATTATGCTTTAGGCGTTCGTTATGACATATTTGGAAGTAGTCTACAGGCAGATATACTAACACGTATTACTCAGCGTATACGAGTAAAATATGTTGATAGTAGTGGAAAAGAATTAAAAAAAGAAGAACATTATTCAGGTTTTACAGATAAAAGTTATAAAGTTGATTCTATAAATATTCCAAAGTATAGATTAGTAAATATTGATAAAAATGTTATAGATAAAAATAATCCAATAATTACCTTTATTTATCAGCCAGAACATAAAGTTACACTACACTTTGTAGATGAACAAGGTACTAAAGTTCAAGAGAGTAAGACATTTACTGTCCTAGAGGGGCAAACAATTAGTTATACCCCAAATTCAATGGATGGCTTCATTACACCGAATAAATTAAAACAAATTGCGGTAAAAGATGTAGATTATCAATTTGTATATAAAAAAGTACCTAAACAGGAACAAAAGCCAAGTGAAGAGACAAAGAATCCCGTAAAGACAACTCCTAAGAAAGAAGTAAATAAGCAAAACACGGGAAACGAGGTGGTATCAAATGTAGGACCGCTCGTAGCTAATCATTCAAGTGCTAAGAAGACAATAAATGTAGAAGAATCTCCTGTTTCCAAAAACACACCTTCAATTCAATCATCATCTCATACGGGAACTGGGGTGGTATCAAATGTAGGCTCGGTCGTAGCTAATCATTCAAGCGCTAAGAAGACAATAAATGTAGAAGAATCTCCTGTTTCTAAAAACACACCCTCAATTCAATCATCATCTCATAACGTAAGTTATAACACTAAAGAAACAGGAGTTCAGGAGAAAAAAGATCCATTTTTAGAAAATACTGGTATGCCCCAAGAAGAAAAGAAAAAATTCTTGAATCATATTCATGATAGAGAAGTAAATAAGCAAAACACGGAAACTGGGGTGGTATCAAATGTAGGCCCGTTCGTAGCTAATCATTCAAGCGCTAAGAAGACAATATATGTAGAAGAATATCCTGTTTTCAAAAACACACCTTCAATTCAATCATCATCTCATAACGTAAGTTATAACACTGAAGAAACAGGAGTTCAGGAGAAAAAAGATCCATTTTTAGAAAATACTGGTATGACCCAAGAAGATAAGAAAAAATTCTTGAATTATATTCATGAAGTTGCGAAAGATGCTCGTACAAAATATGGAAACGATCAAAATAAAATTAATCACGCAATAGCAAATGCGATAGCATATAAAGCATATCACGATAGTTTTCTACAAAAAAATACGAATGATTTTGGAGAAAAACCGAGAAATTTAAGTAAGGATGTAGAAAAATTATTGAGTGACATTTATAAAGAAAGTTATTATAAAATAGATTTTCCACATTTAGCTATGCCCTTAGCAACATCAGAAAAAAGTGTTTGGTATAAAGAAGTTGGAAAATTTATAGCTGGTCTTTCTCCATTAAATATTGTTGGTGTTACACCTAGTGATACATTCTTTCAAGCGAATTCGTTACTAGGTGATGAATTAACGATTATTGATAACAAGGATTTAATTACAGATATAGATGCGTATGTACTTAAATATCATCCTAAATTCAAAGACTTACCTTTGAATGAAAGAATAGAAAAATATTATAGTACAGATAACTTGAATAAAAAACGCGAAGAATACTATAAAGAAGTTCTGGAATTAAAATCAGAAGGTACTGGGGCGAATAATTATTCTACAATCTTAAAGTTTGGAAGTATGTTTACATTAGCAGCGTTAGGGTTATTTTTACTGAATATAAAAAATGGGATTTCAGATTTTCTTAAAAACCCTAAGAAAATGATTGAAGAAAAAATAATTAAAGAAAAAATAATTCCAAGTTTAATTAATAATTTTGAAGAATTGAAGAAAGATCCTTTAGCATATGCAACAAAAAAAACATCTGCTCGCTTTGGTAATTTTGTTGCAGATACTATAGTAACTGCTAAGGCAGTAGTAACATTTACTGCAAATAAGATTAACAATAAGATTATAAAACCTATTGTTAATAGAGTAGTTAAGCCAATTTATAATGCGGTTATTCGTCCAATTTCTTCATTTACGTACAATAAAGTAGCTAAACCAATTTACAATAATGTAGTAAAGCCTGTTTATAATAAGGTCACTAAACCAGTTGTAAAGTGGGGATATAATAATATAGTAAAACCAGTTTATAATAAAGCTATTAAACCAGTTGCAAAATGGGGATATAATAATATAGTAAAACCAGTTTATAATAAAGTTATTAAACCAGTTGTAAAATGGGGATATAATAATACAGTAAAACCAGTTTATAATAAAGTTATTAAACCAGTTGCAAAATGGGGATATAATAATGTAGTAAAACCTTTTGTAGAGCCTATTTATAACAAAGTTGTTAAGCCAGCAAGTAATTGGATATCAGATAAATATAATAAAGCAAAAAATTGGTTTAAAAAATGGTTTTAAGAAAGGAAATGAGCAAAATGATAAAAAAAATTATACTGGTGATATTGGTGTTAGTGACAATTTATTTTATAGGGGATACAAATTTAAAAGGTAATTCAGTGTATTATGCGAAACATTCACCAAGTAGTAATGTCAGAGATTTAGAATTGATGATGTTTACAGAGAATTTAGATCATCTTGGTAAGAAAGATGGTTTTAAATATAAACATAAAATTCAAGAAATTAAGATAGTTCAAAATGTTGAAAAAAATGTTTATTTTACATACGAGTTTTATGAGAATGCACACACGTATGATTATGTAGATGATAAGAGAAAAAATTATTATTTTGATGAAAATTTTAAGTTAAAAGAAGTTGTAGATGTTGTTAACAATAGGCAATATGTAGATATATCAACAGTAGATGAAAATAAACTTAAAGAAGAAATATATGAGAATTTTAAACCTATATTGGAAGAATTAGAAAATAACGAACCATCTATAAATCTTCAATGGATATTCAATTGGGTGTATAGAGATAGAATAAAGTAAGTTATAACTATGTATTGAACGTATATATAAACTGTTTATCATAAATGGTTTAAATAATAAAATAGAATGAAAAATCATAACTCATCACAGAAATTTTCTGTGGTGGGTTTATTTTTTTTTGTCTAAATTTCGCTCTAAAGGTTAAATTTTTCATAGTTTTCTTTACCTGTGATGTAGAGAATAAAAACATCATAGGAGTGAAAAGCATGGAACTGAAAGATGAAATAAAAATACTAAGAGAAAAAGGATTAGGTTATAAGAAAATATCTGTATGTTTAAATGTATCAGCTAATACAGTTAAGTCAATTTGTAGAAGAGAAAAATTAGAAAAGTTAGATATAGAAGATTTTGATACTTGTAAGGTATGTGGAGAAAAGTTAACTCATTTAAAAGGGAAAAAACAAAAGAAATATTGTAGTGATGCTTGTCGAATGAAATGGTGGAAGAATAATCAAGATAAGATGAATAGAAAGGCAGTTTCTACACATCAATGTAAATGTTGTAAAAGAGAATTTACATCTTATTCCAATAATAAAAGAAAGTATTGCAGTCATGAATGCTATATCAAACATAGATTTGGAGGTAGCTATGAACACTAAAAATGAAGTAACCTACCAAATCACAATTAAAATATTAAGTAATTTGTTTAGGAAAAATTTAATCACAAAAGATGAATTTGATTCATTCAAACATAAGATGTTAGAAAAGTATAACCCAAAACTATCTGAACTTTTGGAGTTATCACTTGATAAATAGTTTCTTTAGAGTGATATATAGTAATGACGAAAAGGAGGATACAATAATGAAAACAATAAAAAAGTTAGAAGTGATAAATGTGACTGACGTTAAAAAACAAAAAGTCGCAGCTTATGCAAGAGTATCACATCGAGATTTACTACAATCACTATCTGAACAAATAAGCTATTATAGTAAAGTTATACAAGATAATCCTAGTTGGGAATATGCTGGAGTGTATTTCGATAACTCAGTAAGTGGAAGAAATACAAAAAATCGTAAGGAGTATCTAAGATTAATAGATGACTGTAGGAAAGGGAAGATTGATATAATTCTTACAAAATCCATATCACGATTTGGAAGGAACACTATTGAGTTGTTAGAAACAATACGAGAACTAAAGAAATTAAACATAGGAGTGAGGTTTGAAAAAGAGAATATCGACACACTCACTACAGATGGAGAGTTATTACTAACGTTACTCGCTGCCGTTTCAGAAGAAGAATCAAAGGGGATAGGAAGTAATGTAAGGTGGAGTGTGAAGAAAAAGTTTGAACAAGGATTACCACATAGCCCACAACCTATATTAGGATATAAATGGATAGGAGATTCCTATAAAATTGAAGAGTCAGAAGCCGACACAATCAGAAAGATTTATGAGTTATACCTATCAGGAATAAAACCAACACAAATATCAAGGATATTAAATGATGAAGGTAAACGAACAAGAAGAGGAGAAAAGTTTTCAAGACTAGCTATTTATAGAATATTATCCCAAGAAACTTATACAGGGAAACTCATATTACAAAAGACTTTTAATGTAAAAGAAAAAGGTCGGTCAGTAAAAAATACTGGAGAGAAGACTATGTACATTGTAGAAAATGCACATGAAGCAATAATTTCTCAGGAAATATTTAATAAAGTTCAAGAAATAAAGAAACAGGGTAACCTAAAAAAAGGAGTAAAAGATGAATAGAAAAATTACAACTATACAAGCCAATAAGCAACTTAGTCATCAATCAAAACTACCTAGTATAAAAAAGAAAAAGGTCGCAGGTTATGCCAGAGTATCAACAGATAATGAAGATCAAACAAGTTCTTATGAAACTCAAATGAAGTATTATGAAGAGTATATATCAAGTAGGAAAGATTGGGAGTTTGTGAAAATGTACTCAGATGAAGGGATAAGTGGAACAAATACTAAAAAACGTCTAGGGTTTCAAGAAATGGTAAATGATGCACTAGCTGGTAAGATAGACCTCATACTAACAAAAAGTGTAAGTAGATTCGCAAGAAATACGGTGGACTCACTATCAACTGTAAGAAAACTAAAAGATGTTGGAGTAGAGATATACTTCGAAAAAGAAAACATTTGGACATTTGATTCAAAGGGTGAATTGCTTATTACAATAATGAGTTCCCTAGCACAAGAAGAAAGTAGATCAATATCAGAAAATATAACATGGTCTAAACGAAAACAAGCAGCAGAGGGTAGGGTGACATTCGCATATAATAATGTACTAGGTTTTAAACCGAAAGAGGACGGAGGATTTGAAGTAGACAAAGAGCAATCACAAATAGTAAGATATATATTTGGACAGTTCTTATCAGGAAAAAATCCTAATCAAATAGCAAAACATCTAACTGAAAATAAAATACCTACACCAAGAGGAAAAGAAAAATGGAGTTATAGCAGTGTGAGAAGTATTTTAACAAATGAAAAATATAAAGGTGATGCCTTACTTCAAAAATACTATGTAGCAGACTTCTTAAACAAGACTCAGAAAAGGAACAACGGAGAGCTACCTCAGTATTATGTAGAAAATAGCCATGAAGCAATAATTGATAAAGAAGTCTTTGATGCGGTTCAAGTGCAGTTAAGTGAAAATAAAAAGTGGTATACAGAGAAAAACTACTTTGGAAAAATTAGGTGTGGATGTTGCGGTAGTTCATACGTGAGACATTTATGGCACTCAACAGATAAATACAAAGAGACGATATACAGGTGCAAAGATAAGTATAAGAATGAAGAGAAATGTAATACACCTCATATTAGAAATGATGAAATTCAAAGATGGATAGTATCAGCACTAAACAAGGTAATTGATAATAGAAAAGAAATTATAGCTAATATAAAACTTCTAATGAAGATCATAAAAGAAGACAGAGGGTTAGATGATGAAATCATTCAACTCGAAGGAAAATTAGAAGACATCAGAGCTGATGTAGAAAAGTTGATAATAACGAATTCCAAAATAGCACAAGATCAAGAAGAATACACTAGAAAATATAATAAACTGATAGAAGAGTATAAATTGTTAGAGAAAGAATTAGAACAAAAAAACCTAGATTTACTGAACAAAAATAAAAGAGTAAGAGAACTGAAAATATTTATTGACTCATTAGAAAAACAAGATGAGTTACTAACAGAATATGATACTAAGCTATTTAATTATTTAGTAGAAAAGTTAATAATTCATAAAGGAAAAAGAATAGAAATTCATTTGAAAAACGGAGAAGTCATATCAATCTGA